GTTTATGCATGGCACTGGATGCATAAACTACGTGATTCCGAAGAGGTTCTCAGTCACTTCAAACGGTTTTCCTCGGATTGCCGGATGTTATGGCTGTCTCTCTCTGCCGATGATGAGATCAGAGGGTGGGAAGGAAGACACTTCTTGGTTGCACGGTTGCTATGTGCTCTAACTGGCCTTTGTGCTACTGAAGCAATTCAGTACACATTGGCACAAATGAGCATGTGCGGTCGTGCGTTGCCTTTGCCAGGAGCTGCTATTCGTCTCGAATCGTTGCGTAAGCACCGAGTAGATATGACTAGCACCTTCCATACGGATAAGGAGCATCTCGAGAAGATTAAGGCCTTTGGGCTTCAATTTTCGAAGAGGTACTTGCTATCCTTTGAGAAGGACCCCCCGTTTAATCTGCTTTCTCTGAGCACAAATGCGTGCCTCGAGAAGACAGTTAAGCAGGGGGGGCAACTGGCTTGGGCCCGAGAAGCTCTGTACGCCGACGACCCTACCTTTGTTCAACCAGATCGTCCTGAAGGGGTACTACTTCAGGAGTTCACCGATCTGGTTGGTGATGGTAAGGTGGTCCATCGCGCACTAGCCGAGACCTCAAGTCCTTCATTTGTGCCGACGTCAAAAGTCGGCGTGATTGAAGAACGAGGTCTCAAGGCTAGGATTGTGACTAAATCACAGGCAAGTGTCCTAGTACTAGGACATCTTGCGCGGCAACGCCTCATCCGGGGACTCAAGAGAGTCCCGGAATGCCGGGGTGCCCTTATGGGAATTCCGGAGGCCGATCTGATCAATCGGCTTGGGGGTTGCTCAGGGCAAGTGGTTTCAAGCGACCTTAGGGCCGCTTCTGACCTCTTGCCCCGCGATTTAGTCGAGTCTCTGGTGGAAGGACTTATCAGTTCGGATAAGTTTTCTCCAGCAGAGGTGCGAGGACTGCGACTATGTGTTACCAACCATGTGCTCCAATATGATGGGGATGACGAGGTCATCCACCAGACTAGAGGAATTCTCATGGGACTACCCACCACCTGGATTTTGCTCTCCTTAGTCCACCTTTATTGGTGGACGGAGGCGCTAAAATCCAATGCTCCGAAGTTTTCAAAGATCAAGGGAAGGGCTGTGATCTGCGGGGATGATCTCCTCGCAGTAGCTCCTCCTGTAGTCATTGATCACTACGAAGTCTGCATGCGTGCATGCGGTGGTGAGTTGTCAGCAGGTAAACATTGTCGGTCGACGTGTAGAGGCGTCTTCCTCGAGATGCTTGTTGAGTTCAGGTCGGAAGAATATCATACTTTCACGACAGCACGGGCTGTATGGAAGCAGCTTCGTAAGAAGCGTATTCTCCTTCATGAACCAGAGAAACAGTCGTTACCGTGTCGGGGAAAAGTTTCAAGGACGTTTGCAGTCCCTCTGAAAGGTTTCTTCGACGCGGGTCCATCAAAGGTGACTCACAAGCTCCCTGGCAACTTACCCGATTGGGTTGTTGCTGGCGAGGTTGCCGAGTCCTTGAGGATAGACGGTTACTCTGCATACCTGATCGATGTACTGGTC